CATCCAGAAGGGCGGCAAGATTACCGTATCGGGCGAACTGTCTAAGCGCGAACACGACGGCAAGACCTATTTGACGGTCAACGTGACTGACGTGACGCTGCAAAGCAAGGCGGACGGCGGCGGACAGTCAGGCGACCAGGGCGGCTATGGATCGGGCGGGCAGTCAGGCGGAGGCGGGTACGACAACGCGCCTAACAGCGATATCGGGGACGATGAAATCCCGTTCTAAGCAAATAACGCTTGGACAAGTCCGAAACATGATGTAAGCTAACAGGGCGGGCGACGGTGTAACAATCACCCCGCCCGCCTTTAACATATCAAGGGAGAAAGCCATGAATATTCTGTGCTTAAGAGTCGAAGACGGAAAAGTGCAGCCGATTGCCTACAGCGACAGCGATATTAGCAAAAAGGTGGCAAGGCGTCTTTTGCGTAAGTTCAAAAATGATGCTGACGTTTCTGGAATTTCAGTAGTTAACTATGCCAGACTTTACGACAGCAAAACGGAAGCGCGTTCTCAGCTTCCTCAAGTATAAAACCAAAAGGAAACCATGACATGACAGACAACCCCAGAATACTAGCAGCACGGGACCGCGAGGCATACGGTTGGAAATTAGACAAACTGACGGACTCGCAACACGCGGAAATTGTAGCCAGACGCGCAGCTTGGGCGGACTTCTGCAAGGCCAAGCGCGATGAGTCGTTGAAAAGCAAAGGATAAACCCATGACAAACCCACACCCAACCCCGATTGAATACCTCGGCGCAGTCCTAGACGCTATCAACGCAGACCTAGACAACCCCGACACGCCAATGATTCCCATGCACACGATAACGCTAATTCGTGACGCATTCACAGCCGTTGGCGTTGACTTTGATCTGCGCGAAGGGGTAGCGGCATGAACTGGGACCTAGCAAAGATTGAGCTTCAAAAGCCGCTATCGTCTGATGCAGTCAAGCCGCCACCAAAGGGCAAGTTTGGCGAATACGTGGACGGGCTGCACGTTATCCGCGAGGCCAACCGCATCTTTGGGGAGGACGGATGGTCGTATGAAGTCACCCGCCTTGAAATGTCACACCGCGCAATCGTTGATCTGACTTACAACGGCGAAACCAAGCAACAGGTGCGTTGCTCGTATCTCTGCGCTGTGCGGGTCAACGTGGCCGGTGTGATACGTGAGGGCTTAGCGGTAGGCGTGGGCAACGGTAAGCCAGAGAACGAGGGCGACGTGATCGAAAGCGCGGTTAAAGAAGCTGAGACCGACGCGCTCAAGCGTGCCTTGCGGACCTTTGGCAACACATTCGGGCTTGCGCTTTATGAAAAGGACGCGGCCAAGCGGCAAATTGAACGCCCTAAGTCCACACAAGAAAAGGTAAACGAGGCGCAGACGGTTGACGACATCAACGCACTGATTGCAGAGGTAAAGGCGCTTAACAAGCCCGCCGCAAGCCAACACCTGCACGAGCGCGCGACTGCATTGAACTTGCATTACGACAAGGATGTAAGAAAATACACGGTGATGGAGTGACCAAGCTAAAAGTACTTGACCTTTTCAGCGGGATCGGGGGTTTTAGCCTTGGCCTAGATAACGCTGGCGGGTTTGAAACCGTGGCGTTCTGCGAAATTGAAACATTCCCCCGCAAGGTTATTGCAAAACACTGGCCAGGAGTCCCATGCTATGAAGACGTTACCAAACTCACAGGAGACATTCTTAGACGCGACGGCATTTCCGTTGATGTCATCACAGGGGGATTCCCGTGCCAAGATATTAGCGTTGCTGGAAAGCAAGCAGGCATCGGCGAAGGCACACGATCAGGGCTGTGGTCTGAATGTGAAAGGCTTCTTAGCGAGTTACGACCCCAATACGCAATCTTTGAGAACGTCACAAACCTGCTTAGTGGCCCATCTGAGCGACCAGGGGGATGGTTTGGCCGAATACTCTGCGACTTGGCCGAAATCGGGTATGATGCGGAGTGGCACAATATCCCATCTTCTTTCATTGGTGGCTGGTCCGAACGGTCGAGAGCTTGGCTACTTGCCTACCCCTCTGAAAAATTCGGGAAACGGAGCGCCGTTCAATCGGTATTTCGGCAGCGTTCATTACAGGTCAAATTACGCGGAGGGGTTGAGGAATGGCCCGGACGATCCGCTCTACCCGCAGCCAGATTTTGCAGAGCGGGTGATGGGGTTCCCGACAGGATGGACAGAATTGCAGGAATAGGAAACGCCGTTGATCCGAGAATCCCAGAACTAATAGGCCGCGCAATTATGGAAGCGGAGGGGATGAAATGATGCGGTCAGCAGTAACGCCCAAACAGGCGGGGCGCTTGGCGGAATGGGTGGAGGGCTTGCCAACGCCTTTTACCCTGACATTCAAGGAAGGCAAGGTGCGCACGCTTGACCAAAACGCATTGCTGCACAAATGGTTCGGAGAAATTGCCAAGCAAAAAGGCGACAGGACCGCCATGCAGGTCAAGGGCGAGTGCCATAACGAATACGCGCTGGCAATCAAGATGCGTGACCCCCAATGGGCTTGGGTGTGGGTTAGAACTGGCGCGACATTGGACTATGAACAGCAATGCAAGGCGCTAACGTCTGGTGTGTTTTACGTGTCAAGCGGCATGTCTGTGCCAGAATTATCGGAATACATGGAAGCAATGAGCCAAGCATACCGCAGCAAGGGCTTTAGATTGACAGACCCAGAGGGCAACAGATGACAAAATTAGTAAAATCTTTAAGGTCGAGCGCAGAGGGCGCAAGGCAGCAGGGTCGCGACCCTTGGGCTAAGATTTTCAACGAAGCCGCAGACGAAATTGAAACCCTGCGTTCTGCCATGAGATTGGCAAGTTCTGCGTTGGCGCTTTTAGAAAAAAACGGTGCGAAACCGGGGTGGGGCGTTGCAAAAGACTTGTTGCACAGCGCCATGAAAATAGCGGGCAAGGAAAATATTAAATGAGCGAATTCGCAAACCCGCGCCCCGTCTACGCCAAAGGCCAGACACCACCCAAGGCACCCAGCAAGCAGATGAAGCGCACCAGCAAGCCAAAAGACGTGTGCGAACCTGGCAAGATGTTTGTGTCTAAGGCGCTGCGGGACTTCGCAAGGGGCCAACCGTGCCAGATGCAGGGGCCTTGGTGCAATGGCAACAACGAAACAACGGTTCTGTGCCACTCACGACGCGGGGCGGGCGCGGGCATGAATCAGAAGCCGCCAGACTGGTGGGGATATCACGGGTGCGGCGATTGTCACGCGCACGAAAGCCAAATGGAAAACGGGGACTTGATGCACGCTATACGCCGAACGCAAGACGCAGTGTTTGAGCATTTTGGCACCCTGACCCCGTGATTATTATTATGTTATATCCGAATTAGGGCTTGCCATGGTGAACCGATAGCCGTAGTGTAGGGATAGAAGCAAACAAAGGATCAAGACCATGAAATGATTGCAGACGGTAGCCAGCCTTTACCTTGGCGCATCACAGGAATTGATGTTCATTTTTAGTTAGCCGGATCGGACAGGCATATGAGCCGATCCGGCATTCTTAAATTGAACCCCAACAAAGGATAAGACCATGACCACATATGACGAAGTGCGCCAAGAAGCCGAACGCGCCGAACACAAAGCCAACCAATTCTTTGCCGCCGAGACATCCAAGCACGCCGCCCTACAAGCAGCCGGTGGACTTGCCAGCAACAAAACACTCAGGGATGAATTTGCGATGGCGGCTTTGTCGTCAATTGGGTATTGCCCAGACAAGCCAGAACTAGAAGCCAAATTTGCATACCAAATCGCCGACGCAATGCTAGAGGCACGCAAGACACCAAAGGGGGGCAAGACATGATTACCAAAGAAAGCGCGGCTAAAATGGGGCTTACATTGCAAGAGGGATGCGCCGTTACTTGGTGCGCCTTTGCCCAATCTGATCTGATTGATTACCCAAAGGCCGTTGCAATGGGGGCTGAGGAACTTTCTGACTGGCTGAAGACACCAGAGGGGGACGTGTGATGGGGGGCAATGCATATGCAGTTTCCGGAGAAGTCAGGGACTTGGCAAGGGTTGTAGATGAGCTGAAATGGAAAATAAACCAACTTTCAGCGCGCGTTAGAGAGTTGGAATCATTGCAGCCAACACCAACGGAGACAAAACCATGAAACAACTTGAAAAGCTACTGGCAGACATCAAAGCCAGAACTATTGTTTATGAAGCCCTAGACGCAGACGCGGAAGCAACAGCAAGCGACGCATGGGACGAACTGGCCGAGGCATACGCAGCCGAAGACAAAGAGCTAAACCGCATCGATATTGAAGGGGAGGACGAATGAACGCCGACACAATCCCGCACGTCATCGCCAACGCGTTCAGAGTGCCAATCCACGCGACGCAGATTGAAGCCCTAGTCGGCGCGGCAATGCTCAAGGCAGAGCGCAAGGCAGGCCACGTCGCAAAGATTCCCGCAGACAAAAAAGCAAAATTCGGCGGGGCAAATGCCAATCTAATAACCGCTCAGGAGAAAGTCCTCGAACTAGTTGCCGCGCTAAAGGGTAAACCACCCCTAAGCGGCAAGCAGCTTGGTGCGATATTGGGATGCACAAGGGAGACAGCAGGCAAGCGCGCTAGAGAGGCCATTAGCCAGGGCCTAGCCAGCAGGTCTAAGGGCAAGGTCTACAAAGGCCGCAGCGCAATATTCGTTTATGAGATAGCAAAGGGGCGCAAGTAAGATGAAAAAGGATTTTAACGTAAAAATAACGGTTAGGAATAACCACCTGCTTTCGGCCGTTATGGACAAGTTCGGAAGCGGTGCTGAATTTTGCAGAAAGTCAGGCGTCGGCCCAAGCCAATTGGCGGCATATATGACAATGAAAAAATCACCAGTTGGCTTGTCGGGATGGAGGGACGCAGCCCTAAACATCGCCACAGCTTTGAACATGTATCCATCTGACCTATGGCCGGAGCATATGCAAAACGTCAGGCTAAAAACAGCGACGGCAGAGGTTCAGCTTGACGCAAAGGAACTGCAATCAATCATTGCGCAAGGCTATGAGATTGACCAAGTTGCTGCGTCTGATCTTTTGGTTAAGATAACAGACACACTTTCGCCGCGATACAAAACGTTTATGCAGTGGCGGCTTGCCTATGGTTCGGAGGCAACGCCAGACGAATGCGCCAAGGTCTTGGGGGTCAGCAGGTCGCGCGCTTGGCAGATTGAGACCACGGCAATGCGCATGATGCGTGGAAGGGCAAAACGCCTAGGAATTGAAAGCATAAGCGAGTTAACAACATGACCGACAACCACACACACCGAGGCGACGACGTGCATAGCGTTGAAATGGCAATGCGGGATTACGATGAGGGCGTGACGGGCTGGCAACCGATTGAGACAGCGCCGGCGGCTGTGACGCTCCTGCTATTTGTTGACCCTTATATCTTGACGGGCGTACGATTTAGAAACGCTTGGATGAATCGAGGGGAGCACATTGCCCCCACTCACTGGATGCCCCTACCCGCAGCACCAACGGAGGGCGAACTATGATTTTTCGAGAAGACAACGAGATATGGCTAGTTTATGAAGGCGGCGATCTTCTCTGCGTAGTTGATAGCGAGAGCAAAGCGGAAGACATTTGCGTAATGCACGAATTTCTCTACTGGAGGCGGTTTGTCGCACCAACGGAGGGCGAACACTTGACCCCGTCCGAAGAATAGCGCATACATTGGACAGGCAGTCTTTCTGTCGGGGTCGTCATGGGCCTTCCTTTGTTGGTAAGTGGTCCGCGTATTCCTCCCAGAGCGCGGACCACGACAACACTCTAAGCCGCATTGATGTGGTGTGCCATGCCTGATCCGTTTATTAGGACTTAAGGGCGCTGCTGTAGATGAAGCGGCACACCTCATGAGCGCGGTACTGGGGCGATACTGATTTTTGTTGTGCGTGTGCCAGTGCAAGGCATTACGGGTTAACCGCAACCGAAACCGCCGCGTTCAACCCATTCTAAGCATCTAAACCCCAAGGGGACAGACAACACCAAAGGAAACACCATGACACTTAAAATACGCGCAGTTAACTACACTAGCGCCGACGACGACGGAAACAAGATTTACACTGGTTACACATTGCAGACTGCCACCAGAAACCGAGGTTGGGTTGATATCCCTGTGACTGAAATCTACGTGGACAGTTTGCGTGATAAGATATCCAAAATCCTGTTGCCCTATTCTGACGGAGGCGGCGCAACTGATGACATGGCAAATGATATCCTGTCCGCCCTGCCCAACCTAAAGGAAACACCATGACAACATTTAGGGTAATGATTTGTGACAACTTTGTGGACGTTGAAGCGGATAGCGAAGACGACGCCGAGGCGATAGTTGTTCAGCGCGTCAAAGACTTGCCACATGGCGACACAGACAACCTAATCAACCTCATTACGTGGGAGATAGACACGCCACCCAAAACCATGTAATATCCCAAAAGCACAAGGGCGATTAAGCCACTGGACGCGAGGACGATATGGCTAAAGGCAATCCAGAACCATCGCCAGAGACTCGGTTTGGAGCAAAGAACGGCAACAAACCCAACGGCGGGAAAACATCCGAGCAGCGCAGGCTTGAGTATGAAGCGGCCTTGATGTCCGCTGAAATCCGCCATGCAATGTTATCCAGTATCAAGGAAAAGTTGCAGGATGGTTCAGACATCCTAGATTACATGCGTGGAGATACGCTAAAGCTGTTCAAGGACAGCGAAGACCGCGCGCACGGAACGCCCAAGCAATCGGTTGACAACACAAGCAGCGACGGCAGCATGACGCCAACAAAGATTATTCGTGAGTTGGTGACGCCGAAGGAAACAAAGGAAACACCATGACAGACCCTAGTTATATTACACTCTTGCATCCTATGTATTGTCCAGGGGATGTGGCAGAAGAATTGATGCGGTTGCGGAATGTGCTACAGGAAATTGCATCAAGCGACGATATGTACGAGCCAGCAAGTTGGGCAATCCACGCCGCCCGCGAAGCCCTAAAGCCTAAGCCCTAAATGGCCCGTGACCTACGCATCCCAACAGCAGCGGTGTTTGAGCCATTGCTACACCCTGCACGCTATAAAGGCGCGTGGGGTGGTCGTGGGTCTGGTAAGTCGCATTTCTTCGCAGGGCTGGCTATCGAAGACGCGCTGCGGTTCAAGGGCGACCACGGCATGGGTCTGCGTATGGTTTGCCTGCGTGAGACACAGAAGTCCCTCAAGTTCTCAGCCAAAAGCCTGATTGAAAAGAAGCTGCAAGACTTCGGCTTGGGCGAGGCGCAGGGCTTTAGGGTCTACCGCGAACAGATTGAACTACCTGGCGACGGCGTGATGATTTTCAACGGCCTCCAAGACCACACGGCGGACAGCGTTAAGTCCCTGGATGACTTCCACAGAGCATGGATTGAGGAAGCCCAAGCGGTGTCTGACCGTTCGCTGACATTGTTGCGCCCGACGATCCGGTCCGAAGGCTCGGAGATATGGGCAAGTTGGAACCCTTCATTGCCCACTGATGCGATAGACATGATGCTGCGCAGTGACAAGACGCCCAAGGGTTCCGTTGTTGTCCGCGCTAACTGGTCAGACAATCCTTGGTTGCCACACACGCTTGAGGACGAACGCAGGGACGTTATGGCGCAGTCACCAGAGCGGTACGGTCATATCTATGAAGGCGAGTATCAGAGCGTAACCGAGGGCGCATACTTCGCCAGCCGCTTGACTGAGGCGCAACTAAGCGGACGCATCGGCAACGTGTATCGCGACCCGCTTATGAAGATATACGCCATCTGGGACATTGGCAGCACGTCCAACGCGGCAGACGCCACATCAATCTGGATTGTGCAATTCATAGGCGATGAAGTCCGTGTGCTGAATTACTACGAGGCAATCGGGCAGGCATTCGACGACCATGTTCACTGGCTGCGGTCTAACGGGTATGAGGACGCGGTGTGTATCCTGCCGCACGACGGACGCAAGCACGACTTCGTTCACACCATTACGCCACAGGGCTTTCTCGGCCGCGCAGGGTTTACGACTGACGTTGTGACTAATCAGGGCAAGGGCGCTGCATTGCTGCGGATTGATGCGGTGCGGGCTATGTTGCCTCGGTGCCGGTTCAATGATGACACAACAGAAAGCGGGCGGTTGGCCTTGGGTGCGTATCGCCAGAAGATTGACGACGTGCGGGGCGTTGGCTTGGGGCCGGTGCATGATTGGGCATCACACGCGGCTGATGCGTTTGGCTTGGTTGCTGTCTATGCAGAGCGGGCGAAGACGATCAACAAACGCCAGCCATTGCGCAGAAATCTCAAAGGCGTTGTGTGATATGCGTTTATGCCGTATGTCTTAGGCAATAACACCTGCCCCGCCTCTCAACGATGCGCCTCTGGGCGGGTTTTTTATTCCCCACATAGCCGTTTGACAGATGCGCGGGGCGGGGGTAGGGTTAACCCGAACAAAGGAGAATAACATGACAGACGACATACCCATCAAGCAAAAAAGGAAGCAAAAAGATACCCATGTCCGGACGAACCGCCTATTGAGGGAGCTTCTTTGCCAGACACGTGGTTGAGGGAGCAAAATGACAGCAATGAGGCGCTGCGGAAACTCATCTACGACGCACTGCCCGATGACACGCCGTTTGTGTCAAGCATCCTGCCCAAATAACAACGTTGTTTAGACAGCCCCTATGTGGTAAAAGACACCAAAACTAGGGGCTGAATATGCAAAACGGTAACGGATACCAAGGTTTCAACGACATGATTGACGGCGGCGGCGCAGGCCAGTCGGGTCAGTCCTTCGAGGGCGGCGGACTGTTGAGCATGATTGCCAACATGATTGCCAAACCACGCGGCAGTCAACAGGGGCAACCGGAGCAGGCGATGGGCGGGCTGTTATCGCCACAAGCACGGCCACAGATGCCGATGCAAGCACAGCCTATGCAGCCACAGTTTCCCAACACACCGCCGCCAGGCTTTCAGCCACCAACGCAAAACCCGCACCCGCAGATGTATCAACCTATGACACAACCGCCCATGCAATACTCTGGGCGCGGTGACTTGGGTATGCCCACACCTCCCCCGCTTGGCTTTGAGGAGTTTGTCATGGGTCTTGGACCGTCTGCCACAACGGTATCGCCGGAAGTTCTGCGTGAGGCGTATCGTTTGGAGATATTGGAGGGCTACAGGCCATGAACGAATTCTTTGGATTATCACGGCGCAAGTTTACGCAAAGCGAGATTGAGAAGATTGCCAAACATATGAGCGATGCCTTGGCAGAATACTTCGCACGTAAAGAGGGATACGGCGGATGAGTTTAACAACATATGCGGGCTTGCAAACATCCATTGCCGATTTTTTAGACCGGCAGGACCTCACGGCATCAATCCCCACATTCATCGCACTTGCTGAGGCGCGTATCTCCCGCGACCTATCGCACTGGAAGCAAGAGAAGCGCGTCACCACGACATTCAATGAGCAATTTGAACTTATCCCCAACGATATGATTGAAGCCCTATCTCTGCAACACGTAGGCGGCGGGCGCATTATGACAATGGCGGCAACTGAAATGCAGGAGCGTCGCGGCGATGTGAATTATCAAGCGGCCAAGCCCACAAATGTGCGCCTGACTGCGGGACAGTTTGAGCTATTCCCCGAGCCTGATGAAGCCTACAGCGTGTCATTGCTGTATCGTGGCCGCATCCCCGCGCTTGCCGATGACAACACGTCTAACTGGTTGCTGTTAGATGCGCCAGACATCCTGCTCTATGGGGCGCTTGGCAACTCTGCGCCATACCTCAAAGACGACGCTCGCCTGTCCGTCTGGGCCGCGCTGTATCAATCAGCCGTGGACGCATTGAACGCAGAAAGCAAATCAGCCAAGAGCATCGGCACTGGGCGCATGGGGATTCCTAGATAATGGCGACCACTGATTACACGCAGACAGCGGGCATGAACAGCGCCACGGCGACCGATAACGTGACGGAGGCAAGCCCCGTTGATGGTGTGGCATACACGCAGACAGCGGGCATGGATGGAGACACCACAACCGACAACGTGACGGAACTTGCGGCGCAGGCAGCGGCAAGCGCGGCGGCGGCGGCGCTGTCAGAAACGGCGGCTATTGTTGCCAAGATTAATTGGCGCGGCGCTTGGTTAACATCAACGGCCTTTGCCTTGAGCGACGCAATCGAAACCGCTGGGTCGTCTTACATCTGCATTGTTGCGCATACGTCTGGCACGTTTGCCACAGACCTAACGGCGGTCAAGTGGGAACTGCTTGCGCAAAAGGGCGCAGATGGGTCCATTGGGGTGGACGGAGACGACGGTCCTACTGGGCCAGCAGGTGCAGACAGCACAGTGGAAGGCCCAACTGGTAATACTGGTCCACAGGGAGACCAGGGGGTCCAAGGCGACCAAGGCGTTCAGGGCGATACTGGGCCAGCAGGTGCAGACGGTTCTGGCACGGGCGACCTAGTTTCAACTAACAACCTATCAGACCTTGCAAATGCAGGGACCGCGCGCACAAATCTTGGCGTGGCAATCGGGTCCGACGTGCAGGCTTTCGCAACCGTCCTAGCCAACACGACGGCCAGCTACACCTCAGCCGAAGAAACAAAACTGTCTGGAATTGAAACCAGCGCAGACGTGACAGATTCAACCAACGTTACAGCCGCAGGCGCGTTGATGGATTCAGAACTCGCATCGATTGCGGACGTTAAGGCGCTGGATCAAAGTGCAGTGAGCGGGGCAACGCCAACTTTCGGAATTGCAAACATGACGCTTGCAGATACTGACCTTGTTGTTGTTGACACGACCAACATGCAGACCTTTGCGGACGGTGTTGATAGCGCGTTATTGAGGGCGCGTGGCACAGGCTTTACAAGCACATATGTGTCAACGGTATCAGTGGGTGGCACGACATTTGCGCAACCTGCGGTTAATGGCGAGATTTACAGCGACCAAGGCTACTTTGCGGTATCATACGCGGGCGCAACAGGCATCACGGTTGCAACTTTGTCCTCGCCCTCCACTTACGTTTACATTGATAACGCTGGCAACTTACAACAGCAGGTAACCATCCCGACCCGCCAAGACTGGTCGCGCAAGATGTTTACAATGCGGATCGCGGTGGACACGGTTGGAGAAACCATTCTTGGCTTTGAGTATCTAGGCAACCCAATTGGACACTACGCAAACAGCATTCGGGACTTATTCCAAGCCTTGATTGCGCAGGGTGTACCATTCAAGGGCGGTCAAATCATCACGGGCAGGGCGGGCGACCTTGGCTTTGACGTGGGTGCAGGTACGATTACGGAATTTGGCGGCACTGGTGACATCAACAACGCCAACGTCCTAAGCCTTGACGCAGTAGCCAACGCCACTTATGATCTACTAGAACGATCAGCTATCGCGGCTGAAAACCAGACAAGCCTTGTTAAGTTTTGGGACAACGCGGGAAGCATCACGGTTTTGGGTTCTGGGACTTTTGTTGCGCATAGGCTTTATAGGTTTAGCAACGGCCAGTTTGCGATGCAGTACGGTCAGGGCAACTACGCCAACATCGTATTAGCCCGCGCTGGATTGTTAATAGAGGATTACATCCTAAACGAACGCCTGCAAAACGCGACATTCTTTGGATGGTGGATCATTGGTGAAACCGCAACGAACACAGGCGGCACGACCCTAACGGAGTTCAGGGAATACACTATTGGCGTGCAGGGCGGTAGTTCGTCAGGATTGGCTGGTTGCTTGCTAAGGGGCAACAACCTTTCGGACTTGCTGGACGTTTCTGCGGCGCAGGTTAACCTAGACCTAGAGCCTGGCGTTGATGTGCAGGCATATGCGGCGGTCCTTGCGAATACTACGGCATCTTACACCTCGGCGGAGGAAACAAAGCTGAGTGGTATTGAAACCGCTGCCGACGTAACCGACACTACAAACGTTGTGGCGGCACTAACCGCCGGAACTAACATCACCATTTCAGGCGGCGGCACAATCGCCGCGACGGACACAAACACCACCTACACAGAGGGCGACGGTGGGTTGACGCAGGTTAACTTCACCACGGCCAAGGATACCAAGCTAACCAACATAGAGACTGCGGCAGACGTTACCGACGCCACAAACGTTACGGCAGCGGGCGCTTTAATGGATAGCGAGGTGACTAACCTTGCGGCGGTCAAGGCGTTTGACGGGGCCGACTACGCCACAGCGGCACAAGGCACGTTAGCAGATAGTGCCGCGCAGATAACTGTTTCTTCAACAGCACCGGCTTCCCCATCAACAAATGACCTTTGGGTGGATACGACCTAATGGCCTTTCATCTCGTTGTTTAATCAAAACCCACAACTGCCAAGCCAACTAGAAAGCGAATCTATGCAACTATTTCCAAGCGACGACGTACAAGCCGCCCTTGACGCATTCGGCGGGCCTGGTGCTGAATTTATATTCATGCCTGGTGACTACAGCCAAGAGATTGTTCTGCGTGGCGAAGTGCCAACAAACAACGGCGCGGCCTATAACCCAATGCGCCTTATCCTGTCAGATGGTGTGACGCTCAACCCCGCGTCTGACAAGGTTGACACGATCCGGTTCGC